ATGAATTTAAAGAATTTACTTTTAATAGGTATTTCACTGACAATATTGGCTAAATTTTCATATGCCATTGATTGTCAACCCAACAATATAGGCGGTCAGTTTTGCATCAATGATGACGGGACCACGACTAACAGCATGCCGAATGAGACTGGTGGTATAGATACCTACTCGCAGAATGGAGAAATCACCAGCACTGAACCAGACACTGCCGGAAATGACGAAATGCTGGATGGCTCGAACACTTCAACTCAGAATAAACCGCTGAGCAATACGTTTAAATCAAAACCGGATAGCTCAGATGACCCTCTTACTGGGAGAAACTGGAATTCTCCCTCGAATATAAACTCTGAGGGTGCGGCAACATCAAGTTTTAATCGCTAATCTGTACCAGAATATAAAACCAACCAGAGCGGTTGGTTTTATCATTTTCATTCCATCTAAATATTTATCCCGAATTTTTTCTGCCGGTTACTGGCGGCGGTATATTTATCCATCAATTCTGCAAGAGTCAGGTATTTATCATAAATAACAAACTCTGAGGCCTGAATAGTTTTTGATGCTGTGTTAGACGTGTAGTTATCGTTACCCAGCCCAAATGGTGCGGCACTATGAGGATATACACTTCCCCCATTGTCTTCTACCGCAATTTCTGCCCCGGATGAAAGTTGCATCATATAGCAGCTCATTTTTTTATTTGCGATATCTACTGCAATGGAAACAAAGCACCAGCCCTCAACGGTATCTGTTGCCGACGTATAATTTCCAGTAAACGACGATGTGGATACCAGAAATTTACGACCACTGCACATCATCTGTTCACCGGTTGGGGTTGCCAGACGCTGATAGTTTCCCGCAATCATCAGCAATTGCGTTGATCCGCTCATATCCGGGATGTATACAACGGCGGTATAGCTATGCGCCGGTAGCATTGCATCTGTCAGTTTTGACGCAATACTGTTGCCTGCGGCTGTTGAGAACACCAGTTTTCCACTATTAAATGTTGGCGGGGATGCGGGATTCTTTGCTGTCAATAACTGAGTGGCATCAACTGACCTGAATGATTCGTTAGAAAAATCCCAGAATGCAAGAGCATCTGTATCCCAGGGGTAAAACTCTGAAATTTTTGACGAGTCTAATTTAATAGATGCTGATTTCGATGAAACAGGAAAGCGAAAAAACGTACTGGCCATTATATTACTCCGCTGACTGAGGTTAATTCAAAATGCGGTGATATGTAGTGCAGAGTTCTTGCAATACCATCAATGATTACACTGTCAGGGCAGGAATCACGCAGATTCCCCGACGCCCCGAATACTATTGTCGTACCATTATTATCCAGCGCATACCGAACCATAACTACACCAGACAGGGTTCCATTCGCCTCAATAACAACTGTATCGCCATTTTCTATATATATATTATTTATATTTACTGCCACTCCGTTCACAGTGACAACAAATCCAAAATCCTTTGTGTTAATAAGGTTGGCCGTATCAAATACAAGCGGCATTACGGGCACTGAAAATCGAACACGCACAATATTACCTGCGTGCATCGCAGATATCGGATGAATAGCGCGAGGTTTAATACCGTCGTGCATCATTTGTTTATATGCGCGTCCGAAATATGCACCCATCCATTTATACCCCACTGCTGATAAATGCAGATTATCAGTGTGATGTGGCAGGTGATATGTGGGAGTGATCACGTAAACAAGGTCTGACTGTCGCTGTGCATCGAGCATTGCAAGCTGCGTCGCGCCACCGCTTTTTGTCACATAACTGGAATGTTGATATGACAGGAATACAACTGGCGATGTTTGTCCAGTCAGCGCTATAGCATCAGTATTAATATCAGCAACCAGCGTCAGGAATGCGGTCATATATTGTTCCCGTGTCAGCATTGTTGTGAAAACACCAGAATCTGACTCCCCCTGAATCCACATTATCGCCTGAACGCCGAGCGATGAGCTCAGCGATTTTGCACTCGTCAGATGCTTCATAAAATGCGTGTTGTACCAGGGCGTTCCTTTTGACAGCTGCGCTATCCTGTATGCTCCGTGACCCGGCGCACTGGAAAGAATAACATGCTGATTTGTAGGTATTCCATTTTCAACGTTAGCAAGTAATGTTGCAAAATTGGCCGCCCCGGAGCATGGCGTTTCTCCGTCATTCGCTTCAAAACTTGCAGTATTTTCCACAAGGGGAATAAATGACGAATAATTCTCATGATCAGTAGACCCGCCGTGCACCCCTCCAGCAAATGTAATATTGCTGTACGGCTGAGAGACAGAAAGCACAGGCAAACCCCAATGCCCAGTAGATAAGGACTGCCCGTATGTGAGGAAATAGTTTATCGCGGCGGCGACCATTTTATATGGTAGCGGAGAATCCCTGTACACCGCACTTCCTGAATCTAATATTCCGATAAGTTTATCTTTATTTGCATCGTATCCAAGAATAACCTTTCCATCTATATCAACACAAATTGGATAAATACTGTCACTGTAATATTTAGATAATCCTGCCTCTGTTAACTTCCTTTTTGTATCAAGGCCAACCCCAATAACAGAATCACTGCCCTGATTATATCCAAGTAAAACTTTATCTCCATCTCCGACTACTACCGGGTGAAGTCCTCCTGACTCATCATAAAAGGCAACGCCTGATTCTGTCAGTTTTCTGTCAATATCAAGACCTACACCGACAACTGAATCACTGCCCTGGTTATACCCCACTAATAACCTGTCATTTCTATCTACCGCAATTGGATATAAACCATCACCGTCATAACAGGTAATACCGGATTCTGTCGCGTCTTTTTTTGTCAGGGATGCCAGGGTTATAGTATCAATTACCGTTTGCTCTGAGGGCATCCTACGGCCAGTTGCTTCCAGCGTTCCAGAATTGTTTATTACCTCTATAGCAAGTGCATCATCATCCGGGCTGCGGTAATACGTGGTTGAACCTGCCGGGATATTCGCTATATCCGCCTGCGCGGCTGCCAGAGTCATATACTGTTTGCTCAGGGGGATCAGGTTCTGACGGGTTTCCTCGACAACAACAGCGCCATCCTCTGCCATTTGTACACGCTGGTCGTCCGACTTTTTCTGAATCCCGGCCAATGTGTCGCGCTCATTTCCGGTTCGTGTCGTCACACTTAATTCAAGTGAGTTAACAAATTCATCTATTGTTGCATTATTATCCCACGCATCAGGCATGGCAGAAGACGGGACAGAGTTTCCCGTATTATATTCACCCATTTTTATCACCAGATTTTAAAATTCAGGAATGGCAGGCCAGTCGACATTATTAGTGGATGTAACTGAAAGTCTGTTTAAAGAAACCCTGTAGTTCTTCCACTTTTCGAGGGTTGTTTTTTCATCGTCAGTTGCAATTCCAATATCTACAGCATCCTGCAGAGGTGCCATTGTGCTGGAGGCTAACGCCATGAGATTTTGCTTCTTATGAATATTTGAGCTAATTAGGTCAGAGTCCATTAAAGCTCTGCTTTCTTCTGTGATTACCCATGAGAGAGATGAGTAATCCCAAGAATGGTACCGACTTGGTCTTTTATCACTCACCTCAAATGCTTTATTTTTTGCGTAGACTCTGCATTCGTTGTTTATTGAGAGATAAAAATCACGATATTCATCATCGCTAATCTCAACAACATCTAATGGCAATGCCTCTCCGTAATTAGCGCCAGGCAAATAGAAAGCCTGATTTGATTCAGAAAATAACATTTTATTCTCCCATTAAAAACCAATGGCTATATAGGTTCCCGTCATTAAAGCGCCAGGGGCTCGACATTGCACGCCAAAAACACCAGCAGTTTTGCTCTTAGATAAGCTCCATGCCATCTCTTGCATTCCGACTCCGCCCACGTCAGAAGACCCCCCGGTAATTACCCCCAGAATCGCATTAGGGAAAGTCACAGGCCATGCAACGTTAATGCTGGAGTTTTCATAAACGCCATTATTACCAACACTGTCAGTTGTTCCAGTAAATGTTCCAAACTGAATGTAAAATATTTGCTTAACGCCTGACAGTAAAGCCGGAAGGGCTATATAACCATTCGTCTGATTAATAAAGACAGGCAATAGATTATTTGTGATATCTTCACGCAAGGCGTTGGTGAAATCTGTCACGAATGAAGACTCGATACCGTTATCAAGGATATCTTTATTTAATGTGGACGAAATAAATTGAGCGATTGCCGAAGACACAAAAGACGCTTGCCGCAAGACTTTATTTACCTGCGCGGATGAAGCTTTGCCGGAAGCAAATCCAGAGGCCAGGGCAGCTAGTGCTTCATAGTCTGCCTGCGATAATACGTTTGCCCCACTTCCTATAGCGAAGGGTTTAAAATCGTTAGTTGCCATTAAAATTGCTCTCCCCATGACCCGCGGTCGAAACCAGCGATATAGTCATTTTCGATATCGAAGCCAAAAAACTGATAACCATCACTGACGGTCTCTATCTCACGGACACGAACCCCGGCGGCCTTAACCGTCATATAACCGTTTTGAATCGCCCACCACAGCTCGCTGTTAACCTGGTCGATTGGGTTAACGTCATAGCGCGATGGTACGTACCCTGCGGGTAATGCGATAAAGGGACCTTTATTGACGGCGCTATCCAGAATTAATCGATCTATTTCACTTATGGCTACCGACGGGTCACCGAGAATCCAGATGGAAATCGACATATCCTGGTTGTCGACAATAGCCATCCGGATCCCTGAATCGGCAAGGGCGGCATCAAGAATTGAAGGAAGAGAATCGTTCTGACCATTCCAGTTGTTTATCGCCACTTTTACCTTCAGCATTAAACGATATGTTTCATCGCTTAGATCGATAAAGCCGTCGTTTGGGTCATAAGGACCTTGCCATACGCCCTGGTCCCATCCAACGCGCTCCGTATCCCACGAAAAATAAATCCCGGTTACAGGTGTAGCCACGCGCCGGGAACGCCCTACCCATTCGCCAACAGCATCCAGTTGCACACCAACTGCTGTATCGATATCAAAAGCAGTAACAAGATCGCTTACTGCGGTCGATACATCGGTGAGGGGCCTGGTAGAAAGGTCAACGTGAGCGAAGAACTTAGGTTTACCGGCGTGGTAGTTTGTTATGCGATCAGTGTATCTGCTCATGAGACCACCAGATTAATATTGCTGATGGCGCAGGATGCTGACTGGTCAAAAGCAATATCCACGTTTGCTGCGGCTACGCCACCGGCAGACGTCCCGATCAGCAACTCGGTAATGTCGTAATACCTGGCATTGCCTCCACTGACGACGCCCAGGTTAGCCGGTGAGTAAACGCGACTGAGAAGAACGCTGGCGCCGATTGCCAGAGAGTTAATGTAGGCAGACACAGCCGCCTTTATCTCTTCGCCAACCTGGGATGTGTAGCCCGTAAGGGGATCGATAGTGATTTTCACATAAATGGGCACATCGACGGGCCTTGAAAAACCAACCGGGTGAGGATTTCCGTACTTATCAGGCACAACAATCACCGTGCTGCCGTAGGGCGTTACGCCCTGCCCTTTCACACCACGAATACTGTTCGCAATGACCGTCGAATCACCACCTTCGACAATGGCAGCGATTGAATGCGGAGGCAGGCCATTTGCATCAGTGTTATCTGTATCGTTCTCATACAGCTTGTGTCGTGTTACGCCGCTGATATTTGCTATCGCACCATCTACCGCACCAAACGGCGTGAGAGACGCCAGCGCGACGCTTTGCGACTGTCTTACACGTAGTTCTGCGTCAGTTTCCGCCGCTACACCTACAGTTGCCGCCTGCGGGTTAGTCACCGAGGCCCATCCTCGCGTAGGTGTGTTGATGCCGTTTACCGACCCCGCCACCGCGGCGACAGCCCCCGAGTTCGCACAGGTGGCCGTAGCTACCACTGTCCCATCGGAGCCAATCACCACCGTTGCAGGAAGATTCCAGACCACACTGTTTGTGTCGCGTACCGAACCGTTGGTGATGGTCGTGCCGACGGTGCCGGTCAGAAGAAGGTCAACGGTTGAATTTGTTGCTGAACGCCGGGTGATGCCGTTAATTTTGACATTACTCGTCAGTGCGTCACCCAGGGCTGTAGCCGGCGAGAACGACCGGTAAACCGAGATGGCCGTGTTGTTGGCGTCATGGATGGCCAGTGCCATCAGCGCCACCATCTGGCCGTCTTTGCTGTCAGGTTCCAGATAAGCATCACTGCCGTAAATCTGCTGGAAATATCCGGTGATGGTATCCAGCACGGTTTGATAGTCGGGCGCACTTATGCAAGAATAATATATATACCATTGATATTTAATGCTTTATATATCTACTTGTTAGTAATCTAGTCCCAAACATGCTCTTAGATGTGTTTGATGCGGGGTTTAGTTATCTTCGTGGTTCTGGCTTGCGCCAGTGGTATTCCGGGGAGGTCATGCGCTGCCGGTGCCTTTCTTTTGCTGCCAGCGAACCAGCAACGCGAGAGCGAATTTCCAGCATGTCGGCGCTGTTAAGGCTATGGCCCTTCTTTGTTGCCATCAGGGCTATAGCCGACTCAATAACATCAGGTTTCAGCATCTAAGTTACCCTTTGCCAGAAGTGAAATTTAGCGGCACATCATCCGGTAGCGCTCGCTGGATTCTCTGGAGTCTTCAAATTTTGATTCTAATTGGTGTACTGGCGGCGAATAGCAACCTCTGGAAACCATATCGGCAATGTCTTCTTGGCTGCGGGGGTCGTCATACAGGATAATTAACGCTTCAACGATTTCTTTGGTGCTAGCCTCTGCGCTTAACGGTTTGGTCTTATTCATGACTGTCTCCAGTGCGATGATGCGTTTTAGACGTTCATTCATTATGTTCTCCTTCCAGACGGGCTATGCGTTCTTCTAGCTCGGTTATCTCAATGACTTTCATCATGCTGGCTAGCCCATCAAGTATAACCTTACCCTGATCTGCTGATAACGTCCCAGCGGCTATAGCTTTCATCACCGAACGGGCCAGTGACTGCGGGTTAGAGTCATCGAGATCAAACGGCGCTGGAGGCAATATGGGTTTGCTTGGCGGGACGATGCGGTCGAGAATAATTCTGCACGCTGCCATATCCCCTTTACGCGCCTTTTTTAAAATAGCCTCTGCCGCGAACTCCGCCCCTTCCGCCAGAAGGTTACGCAGTTCAGTAGCAGTTTTTGGCCTGCCGCCGGGATTCCCGCTATTCCCTTTAGCAAACTGGCCGCGCTTATTCCGTGTTACCTGTTTTTGCCTGTTCTCAGGTGCTGCCATTTCAATCACCGCCAATAATCTTTAACTTTACGATCCGCGCTCCGGGGTTGACACTTTTTCGGCTGAATCGCGCCAAAAGTGTAAAATGTGTAAAGCTATCGGTTTCGTATCTGACAAAACTGTAAACCTTCGGGTTTCGTTTTTCCGGTTCCGGTTGACACTTTACACATTGCTCGCCCTCCACTCTGCCAGCGCCGCCAGCCCTTCCTTGCTCCACTCTTCCTCGTCATCAGGGTGATAGCAAGCTGCATAACAGAGGTCACGCCGGATAAGCCCAATAGCTACATCTGCATTTTGAATAAGCTGGTCGTACTGCGTAAGGTAGAATTGGGTTTCGCTGTCAGACATGTAAATCCCGCCATCGTCGAGAAATTCAACCTGCCAACCAAGCTCTCCGGCTGCAAGCTGTACCCGTCTCTTTATCTCCTCATCGCTGCGAGGCTCCGAGGCTTTTCCGTCTAACGCTTTAACCGCCGCCCAGAATTGCCCCCACGTCATTTCCAGTTTGCGGGGAACGTGTTCTCCCTGGTCTTTCTGTTCGTTCTGCACGTTGCGTTCCGTACCCTCTACATCGATTTTATTTCCTGACAATACAACCTCACCTTTCGCCACCCAATCGTAAACCGTTTGACGGCTAACGCCTCGATGTCTGGCGTATTCTGATTTGCTCATGAGCATAAGTTACAGATCCTCTCGTCTGACGTTTAACCCAGCTAGCGCGATGGTTATTTTTTGCTCGTAAAACGCCATGAAACACCCAGATTAAAATGATAATTAATTGTTAAATCATATTCTTTTTATGACTATAAAAATGATTATTATGCTTTAAGTGTTGCGTTTAGGGCGTGTTTTAAAGAATTTGCTCTCAAGGTGTTCATGGTGTTCATATTCGCAACAATTCCCTTATAAATCATCAAATTAAACCATGAACACTAGTGTACATAAGCCTTCATAAGTGTACATAGGTGTTCATGTTTGGGATTTTTAGCTTAACATATCATTAACACTCATTCCGTTAATGCTTCCCCGTAATTGCCTCTCTACAATGTCGCTATTGCTATCAAGCTGGGGCTGGTTTGCTAAATCGTCTTGCCATGTGCGAACCTTCTCAACCGATGCCGCCTCATGATTTTCAGGCTTCATTTTTTCGATGTTATTCATTGTGGTTTTCCTGTATTGCTGCCGCCAGACTCCACGCCGCCGTGAGTGTGATCTATCTGGCTGATTCCTGCCGCTGTCTGGTCGCCTGTGGAAGTAATTTCACCGTTGACATGGAAAGGGCCGTTAACGGTTGTTTGTGGGCTTGTGATGTTTACAGCGCCGTTTGATGCAACTTCAATGAATGCCGATCCGTTATCGGTTCGAAGCTGCGCGGCCGTGGTGCTGATACCGCTGATTTTCTTTGCCTGTGACTGCGGGCCGGGGATAACGAACGCATCAGAGAGATCTAAAACCCTACCATCAGCCCTTTCTTGTACCCCGCCGTTCTGCCACCAAAAATCAATACTACGCGAAGAAAATACGATCAGGCACTCATCACCTTCTTTAACCGGAAAGGTCAGCGTAACGCCTCCTCCGCGCGGGAAAACTACGGGCAAATCGACAAGGATTGGAAAGCGGGCGGATTCATACTGGAAATCTTCATACAAGGTACCCGCTTTCGTCATTCTGAGCGTAACGGCTATATCAACGTCGCAGGTAACAGTTTCTGGGTCGAACGAACGAATGATACCAGGCAATGCATTAGTTACTGCTAATTTGGCCTTTTTTTGGACAATATGCACCACATCCTGCTCGTCTGCAGGTCGTATTAATGGCATAAATCCCCCTAACCCTTAATGCGTTTACAGTCAAACGTACCAATGATCCGACCCTGATTCAGGTTGGTGCGGATAAGCTCGACGTTCAGCCAATGCTTTTTGCTATCATCGGGATGAATGTATTCAAACCCGTACAAATTACCGTCACTGGCAGGCATGAGCGTCATTTCTACTTTGGCCCCATTCTGCCCAAACTCTGTAATTTTCTGAGAGGTTACATACTCACCATTAATTCTCGCCATCGAGTTTTCTATCATCTCAAATCGAAAACTTCCGCATTGCATGGTGATGCTCTGCGCTGCATGACTTCCAATCGCGCTAAATAAACCGAACAACAATATTAATTTTTTCATTCTTGACTCTGCTTATTCATAAATGAACTTGAAAATAAATCTGTGTTTCCCCGCGCCTCACACGCCAAATTCATATACCACGCCTGGCCGCGCGTGTCGCCCGTGTAACTGATATACCTAACCTTATAGACGCCATCAGTAGCAATGCTCGCGGGACTCTGAGTTATTCCCGTAGTAACAAGGTTTCCATTCTGGCTTTCTACTGAAATCGGGCCACCAGCCTGCACTACTTGGTCGGCGGATAAGGCGCTACGGTATACAGAAGCCTGATCCAATTGAATAAGCCCATTCAACTGTATTTTTGTATTAATCAGACATCTGACGTTCACGCCTGCGCCTATAGTCTGCTCAGGCATGCCGATCAGCCCGGAATTAGCGTTGAGTACCACAGCTTCATGGGTCGCTTTGTCTCTTGGGACTATATCAATTCTCCCATAGTTGAATTGCCAGGTGGCCTTACACTGCTCGGCCACTTCGTCGAGATAATCATGAACAAAACCAAGCAGAGATCGCCCCCGAGGGAACACCGTTGGCGGAAATTCGGGGACAATGCCGCGCGAAATGCCGTAAGGCTCCAGCCTTTTCATAAGCTCAACGTAAATATCTTCGGTGGTGTAGCCTTTGCTGATAGTTGCGTTGATAAATGCACTGGTGAATGCCTCTTCTGAGTCGCACGCTTGTACCATAACCCAGGAATCAACAGGATTATCCTTCCCGTTCACAGTAAAACGAATATCACCGCTAAAAATGACGCCGTAGTTTGTGCCGTTAACCTGACCCACTTCGCTTGCTGATATTTTACGGGCTATGCCTACCTCATTCGCCATGACATCCGGAGCAATGCCATCATAGCCAGCAATCATAATGATTTTGGAAAACTCGCGTTGCATGATTCGGTTTTGTGTTTGTGCAGACAGGTTATAAATTTTGACGGTGCCTACGGCCGGCCATTTGTTATCGTTACGCTCTATTTGAAAAGTAACTTTGAAGTCACTCAAACTGATCCCTTGCCCGTTCTCTCCAACAAGCTGCAGTTCAAAATGCCTCATCCAGTTTTGTGACATAATCAGGGCCTCTATCTTTAAAAAATAGAACCCGGTTAGTAACCGGGTATTAGGATTGCATTAGGGTCTGCGGTGTCGATTTAATCGCGCTTCCTCTTCCGCTTTTTTCTGTTCCCAGAAATCCTTATTGCTTTGATTGATGTTCTGTAACTTAGCCGATTCACTGTCGAAAGTTCGGCGTCTTTCCTGAATATCTCTCTGACTACGTGGAATAAATTTGCTAGTCATATGATTATTTTCCCCAACGTTTTTTAGCTGCGTCACCAATAGCCTTGATCGTATCAAAGGTGGTGTACGGTTTAGGCTCGATATTATTTGCTTTCATGTAATCCCCTACCTGTGCCAGTACGTCTATGGCTTCGCTTAACTGAATTTCTGACATAGGACGCGAGAAGGCTGCGGAAAATGCTTCGGCGGGGGCGTAACGGAGTACATCAAGAGCAACAAGGCGCGGATCATCATCCTTACTGTTCTCGTTGTACTTAGGGCATACGGCGCGTACCAGTCGCATGAATTCGGCATCACACGTTGTAGGAGCGCTGCCATTTTCAAGGCTGTCGCCCGTGCGCTTATATTTCCGGTCTGCTGTTCGCCTTTCTGCTGCTGCGCGGTTCTCGACGGCGATAATCCGATCATTGGCCGCCGCAAGGGCTTGAACTATTGCGGTCATGAATTCGGATGATTGTTTATCGGTGGGGAATGAAATGGTGCTTCCATCGTCGTAGTTAGCGGTGATTACGACGCCGTTAGCAACAGGTTGAGCATTGAACTGCTTTAGATTGGGCATGGTCAGATTGTCCTGTAACCTCGACGGAATTGTCGGTATAGATATTATACGTTAATACCATAAAAACAGGTAGAATTTGACATTATCAATTCAAAAAACTGGTATCAAGTGTTAGATGTCTGCTATTCTAAGTTCGTGAGGGCAGGCATACCCTCTCCGATTGCACAACGTGATACCCCAAAGCCCGCGCCTTCCTTCGCGGGCTTTTTATTACCTTATTTCTTAGCATGGTTAGGATAAGCTTGCGGAAGCCAGTCCTCCGCACCGCCTGAAAGCTCAACATTGGTTACTACACCTCGCGTCTTTCTCTCCTTCCTGTATTCGTGGTTAAACTCCCGCATTGCGCTTTCCATGCCCTCAGCAAATTTATTCAGGGTTAGCGGCTTATCGAACCCGTTAGCCTCCAGAAATGCCAGATAAGCGTGATAGAGATACACTCGCGGATAGAGCGGCGGATTACGGTTCCCCACCAGCATTCCTGTACACTCTGACAGCTTTTCAAGGTAGGCACAGAAAGCATAAAGCGGGTCTGTTTTCTGTTTAACCTCCAGCGCTTCCTCACTGTTCCGCTGATCCAGCAAGAGCGCCCTTGCTTTTTCTGGCTCGGAAAAGTTAGCCAAAAGACGGCGGACGATAACCGGAATTTCTGCGGATATCTTTTCCGACAAATCAGGGTCTTTGTCCTCCTCCCTTACCCGGTTATTGAACTGAAAAATAACCCTGCGGCGGGCAACGCCTCCGGCCCGTTCGGTAAAAATCATCGGAGTGTTGTTTGTGGCAACCACAACGGCTCTCAGAACGGCGGTGTACTGGTGTTCGTGCTTCGGGTCAATCTCTACGGCGTCACCGCCCGTAATCGCTTTAATCCCTGTTCCTTCGCCTGAATATTTGGGCTGGTCTGGTAGGGTTATCATGCTTTTGCCTACGAACTGCGCCCGGCCTCTGGCGCTGTCCAGAGCCGCCATATTGCCGCTAGCCGTGTTTTGTTCGCCGGCCAGCATAGTAGCGATGTGAGTGAATACGCTTTTGCCGCTGCCGCCGTCGCCGGTTATCTCAAGAAAAAGCTGCCAGTCGTAGCGGTTTGCCAGAACCATAAACAGCCCAGCGGCGATCCGCTGCATCTTGTGCGGGTCTCTTGCCGCTGCGTAACTCAGCCATTTATGGAAATTTGGTGCATGGTCGTGAAGGTTTTCGCCTGGCTCCGGTGGCGTATAGATCACGCCGTTATCGTTAGTGAGCCAATTGCCTGACGAATGCTCAGAGAAAGCCCCGGTTTCCATGTCGTACACGCCATTTTTGAACGGGATGAGGCTGCGGCGTGGCTCTCCCATAACCGGAATGACAATTTTTAACGCCTCAATGACGTTATTTACAGAGCGTTTGCTGAAATTAGTATGGTTTTCGTTGTAGATAGCCACCATTTCACGGCTTAACTCTAAGGGTGCAGCCTTAACCCATACCCCCTCGCGGTAAAGATAAACCGCCTCACTCTCTGCGTGAATGGCAATACCCTCGTACCGTTCGGCCAACATCAGCGCCTTTTCATTGTCAGCCATCTGAATAAGGTTGATATCTCCGCGCCCGGACTTTTTACCACCATCAACTACTTTTAGTTTTGCGCCCACGCTTTCTCCCTCCGGCTGGTACATCGAGTCGTTAAATGCTGCTGTAGCGGCTTCCAGCCCGTATTGTTGGTGGTAGTCGTTCCAGTCCGCTTTGTAGTCCACAGGCGGCAGCGAGGCCCAGCCAGCAACGGCTTTTGCGGCTTTCTCTGCGCACTCCTTACCTGTGTTAATTTTCACTTCTCCGCTTCTGTCACTTTCGGCGCTCTGGTCATTGTCTGCGGCAATGATGATCTGCGCGTTAGGGTGCTTTTGGCGCATAAGCTGTGCGACCGGAGACAGATTCCCGGCGTCCACTGCGACCACCGCCAGCGCTTCGGGGTGCATCTGGTGAACGGATAGCGCCGTTGCCAGCCCTTCGGCAATAATGACCGTTTCCGGCGATTCAATGGAGTTGACCACATAGCAAGAGCCTTTCTTCACCGTTCCGGCCACCAGCCGCTTAGAGCCATCAGGTTTAATCACCTGTGCGCCTGTCGTTGCGCCGGCGCCGTTTTTTAGCACCAGCACAAGCGATCCATCGGGCAGCACAGGGAAGGGGCATGTAAGCCCCTTTGATGTGAGATATGCAGATTGTCCCTGTAAGGCTTTAGCGGTCATTGCAGCCACTTTCCCGGCGATATCTGTTTGAGTTCTCTCTCTGGCTGGCTTCGGTTCCGGCAAAGGCAGCGCCATCGCCTCCGCTACCTTTTCAGCCGCTTCTCTTACCCCGCACTGGTTGACCTTCATCACCAGATCCAGCCCTGTACCTGCTCCACAGTGCGAACAGAAATATGTTCCCCGGTTATCTTTATTGTCGAACCGGTAGCGGGTATTTCCGCCACACGCCGGACACGGCCCCTCACTCCTGTTAGTGGGAATATTCAGGCGCTGCATGATTGAGGGCCAATAGCCGTTGGCTTTATGCCTGACCTCATTAATAAAATCATCTTTCACGGCTTAACCTCCCGCACTGGCTGAAATTCTTTAACGAATCGTTGTTCAGGGTAAATACACGGCGATTTATAGCCCTCTCGATAAAATGTCACTCTGTTGAATCGGTAACTTTCAATATTTATTGGTATTCCGCTTTTATCTTCCCATTTATCGCCCGGCATGATTTCAGGATGAGTTTTGCCGCTGGCAATTAAGCCAGAGCTAATTTTCAACATATTATTTATTCCTCGTTAATGCCGGCGGCCTTTTTAAGGTAGGTCAGAGACTCATGCACAAGGCTGTGAACCGCTGCGATACGGTTCGCTTCGGTATCGTCGTCAATGCCCATACTATCCAGCCATAGGTCAAGAACTGCCAGCGCCTGGTTGGTGTAGCCAATGGCATGCTCAGCATCAGTGATGACGTCGAAAACATCTCTTTTCATTGTGAATTTTCCGTTCATGAACTGGCCTCCGCATCAATTCGGGTTATATCGACAATCGTCAGGACTTTATCCAGCCAGCAATGCACGATGGCTGCTTGCTCACCGTCGAGGTGTGGGGATAAATCAGTCATAACGTGAGCCAGACCATTTCTGGCGCGGGTCATACGTTCGGCAGTACGCTCTGCCAGCGTGAAAGAGTCAGGGTAAGGCTGTTCGCGGGATAGCATCGCCTCGGCCTCAAGATCTGCAGGATGGCGATAGATGGTATGAATGTTCACGCTGCCACCTCCCGAATGAAATTAATACGAACATGCTTATAGCCGCCTTTATGCGCCAATAGTTGCGCAGTAGATTTAGCTGTTTCTGGACTGGTGCTGGTCATGGTGTAGTGAATGCCTACCGTATGCCCGCGCCTGTTAACAGCGTATCCGTCAATCTGGAAGGTTTTACGCATTTCCGGCCTCCATTGCTAAACGGGACTGGATAGCGGCGGCTTTGCTGCCTAATTGCAGGTAAGTACGAGTTATCGCCGGGTTGCTATGGCCCAGCATTTCAGACGCCACCAGCAAGCCCTGTTCGCCACCTGCGGACATAAGATTAAAGGCTGCTATTTTTCGGCTTGAATAGGCGCTCAGGCGCAATTTAGCGTTAATGAAGCGGGTAAACCACGCCATGACGCCATGAAGTTTGCGCCAGATGGTTTGGCGGGTCACGCTACCTTCCAGACGTTGACAACGGTTACTTTCAATCTGTGAGCGGGAGAATACCAAATCATCTTCAACCAGATTACGATCCTGACGTTCACGCAGCCGCTTTATGATGCCCGGTGGTAACTGTTTGGTGTCGTGCTTCACGTCAGCTTTAGCCACCAGCCCGAACACTATCGCCTGTTCTTCGTCGCTCATATCAGCCGCCAGAGCGTCACAGGTGATGCTGTCCCACTTCATGTAGGCGATATGGTCAGCGGCAAGCCTCGCGGCGTCCTTGCGCTGCTGGCGCACAATTTCGATACCTTTGCGGGTCGCTCTGGCTTCTGCGGCTTTGGTTTGCTTCGCTACCACAATCGTAGCGGTTCCCGTTTCCCAATTGATGCAGGAGTAACGCAGGTTGCAAACGTCGCTGGTACGCCAGCCGGTTACAGTTGCGATATCCCACCAGAGCAATACCCAATCCGGTTGAGTCTGCTGGATGCGCTCACGTAGCTTGCGCTGTTCGTCACGGTCATAGACAGGTGTCATTGTGCGACTGCCTTTAGTGCTAACCGCTTTAACCACGTTTCCGCGCAGCTCGCGGGCCTTAGCTGTCAAAGTCTGGAGGTTAAACATGGCGACCCCCTTGCAGGGAGCTATCAGCAAATGAAGATAACGGCGGTATGTCGTCGGCAATGATCTGCCAGATGGTTCCGCTTTCGGAGTCAGTCCAACAATCCTGAAACGGGCTTTCGGTGCGGATTTTGGCGGCAAAGATTAAATCCCAGCCCGGGAACGTGTTACGCGCAGCTTCTTCGCTATCGGCCTGAGTACGCAATACAATCGGACTGCAATCGTGTTTTTTCGGCGTGGCCAGAAATAGCCAGGTGAATTTAGAGCAGGTTGATTTAGCCATTTTAGCGGCTCCTTGAACATTTTTAGGAGTCTCGCCAGATGCTGTCAAACATGGGTGGCGAGACGTAGCAGGGTTGACAGACTGGCGTTCAAGAAACCAGCAGGCGTTAGCCTCCCCACCACGCCCCGCCATAAATCGGGGGCTATCGGTGAAATACGGGCGTAAAAATACCGCTATACGGAAATTAGCGGCTACCCGCTTGAACGTTCAGGCTGTCAAACCCGGCACCCGTTTTGTGAGGTGCGAAATAATAATAACCATGCCCGGCATAACCACGCAAGCGCTTTATGGCATCTGGTGAATTTTTCGGGGAACAGTTCGCCCCATCGGTAACTTAAGGCTGTCTTTTCCTCAAAATGAGGGAAAGCCCTTTCCCTCAATCGGTGGAGAAGCCAGCCAGTGAATGGTCTTAAAATATCGCACTCCTTCGTTGGGCCACCATTGGTGGGCGAATCCTACTCGCTTAGAGATAGTTGGTTAACCTCGTGACTTTCAGTCACTACCCTCTCGTAAGCCAAATCCGGCTTGCAGTCCAAAGCTGGACTTTGTTGGTGCTCAGGCAAACCCGCACACTATTCGTGTTCGTCTCGATGTCCGTACGTTTATCGTACGGAGCAGATTTGCGAGTCTCTTTTAGTCCCGTGTAAAGCTTGATCACCAGCGATAGCAACAACCGCCAACATATGAACACTATGAATACCTTATGAATACCTTATATAAAGGTGTTCATGGTCTATCTATATGATTTTTAATGGTAATATTTAAAACATGAACACTATGAACACCTTTGAGCATTTTTCTATAAACATTCCACTATCGCCAGATTTGATGCCTTTCTCTGGCTGGCCTGTGTAAGTTACCGTTGCCGGATTCAGACAATAAAAAAGGCTTGCCCCATTCTGGTAACAAGCCTCGTCTATCGCTCCGGATCTCACTCACTGCAGATCCCGCGCTTTTCGCTCTGCCTCCCGATCCAAGCCTCCACCTCATCACGATACCAGCAATTGCGGCCGCCAACCTTAAAGGGCATGGGAAAGCCGTTCTCCTCGTTCTTCAAAAACTCATAAAACGATGAATCGGAACGATAACGCAGCCGGGCTTTAACCTCGACTTTAAGCAAAATTTCGCCGTTCGATACAGACATAAAAACCTCCGCATATATTCGATATGATTATAACAAATTTGGATAAAAAAGATACATTCCGGCGTGTAGCAAATATAAAAAAGGCCGGAATAAACCAGCCCAAAATAGATATTCAGGAAGCGTTAACCAACCAGCCTCAATCCCTTATCGCCTTTTGTCTCCAGTAATTCGCCTCGTTTAGCCGCATCGACAAAATCCCCCCACCATTGCATGAGAACAACGCGCTGCTCAAAATAATCCGTACGGTTGTAAATGTTGCGTACCGAATTCCGGCTACGGTGCGCAAGGGCGGACTCTATAACATCAGGGTTAAATCCTTCTTCGTTGAGCACCGTCGATGCAAGCGCCCTGAAACCATGAGTAACAATCTCACCGCTGAACGATGTTTTATGGATTGCAATCTGCCCCGTGCATTTTCCAATCGGCCTCTCGCCTTTTTTCCCGGACGGAAACAAAAAAGCCCCCCGCCGCCACTTCTCAGCGTCACGTAAAACCGCAACGGCTTGGGCTGAAAGAGGTACAATGTGCTCCCTTTTACCTTTCATTCTTTCCGGTGGAATCTTCCAGATCGCAGTATCAAAATCTATCTCTTCCCATTCAGCAAGGCGGGCCTCTGAGGGCCTTACCATCGTCAATAGTTGGAAGTATACGCATAGCCTTATCGGCTCCCACATGCTTAACCGTAGCCATTCTGACAGGAAATCAGGCAACCTCTCTTTGCCAATAACTGGCATCGGTATATTTCGACGTGCCGGAAATGCTTTGCTAATTTTGAGTAGACAATTGTGGTCAATTACGCCGGTGTTCACTGCATAATCCATTACGGAATTTAGGACGACAAGCATTCTTTCCATTGCTGCCGGTCTGTCACTAAATTCTTTTATAGCCTGAATGGTAAACACGGCTGTCATTTTGTGAATTGACTCATTGCCTAATATTTTATTCAGTGCTTTCAATGAACCATTGTAACCACGAATAGTATTAGCGCTTATATTTTCTGTTAATTTAAGTTTCATCCACTCGCCAGCGACCACAGAAAATAACTGTGAATGCTTAATTTTTTTGTCGCTGAGTTCTTCTTTTTTTACTTCGTTCGGATCTATTCCCCTGGCTACTTTTCTTCTGGCTTCCTCTCTGGCCTCTCTGGCCTCGGCTAAGGTGAACTCCGGGTATCTGCCTATGGTCAAGGTTTGCCGCTTTCCGGTGACGGGGTGAGCATACCTAAACCGCCACGTCTTACCGCCTGATTTTGTTATGTAAAGCAAAAGCCCAAACCCATCATGAAGGCTGTAATCTTTCGCTTGAGGCTTTGCGCTCTTAACCTCTGCGTTGGTTAGGGGTTTTACAAGCATTTAATCATCTCCTCAACTGGCGCGGTTATGGTTTCTTTCATAGTCCCTTTAGTGACGGATAAGAACCTAAGCAACCGAATAAAAGCGGATGCGTTCAAATACCAATACAGGGACTAAACACCAGATACGCCGTGCATATTCGAACAGTAACGTATTGATTCAACGATATTAAAATAATAAGGCGCACTAATCCCCTCAGCGGTTACCGTTGCCGATAAGCCGAGTGTGTCGAGGTCCAAAGACATTACGCCTCCGAGGTTACTGTGGTTGTCCCGTAGATGGTTTCTACTGTTGCTGTGAACGTTACACGGCGTGTACGTCCGTCAACTTCGGTGTTAAATTCGGTGATAGAGCTCACGCCCTGGGTTTCCAGGATGCGCCGGCGGATAGCCAGGTTGTAGGTATCTGGTCGTTGTTTGCCGAGGACTGACTGAATCCAGGGTGTTCCCTCTGTGGTATCGAGGAACCACTGACCGTACCAGAGCAGGAAGCGCGTTTTAATGGCCTGCGCGACGGCCTCAGGAGAGTTTACCAGCCAGGTATCATCGCCCCGGCCGAAAGTGTAATCCCCGTCATCGTCTTCTCTTCGATATCGCATATCACCCTCCGAGTGGTGCTGTGCTGCTGCCACCAGATTCAACGCCACCATGCGTATGCTTATCGACGATTGAGCCATCCACCAGCTGCAGGCGGCCATCAGGCAGAATTCGAAGACCGTTCAGGTTAAAACCGCCCGGAGCCGTACCACTGATTGCTCCGTTTTCAGGATTAAGGCTCAACTTTGCCGACCCATCATCGCTGCGCAGCTCTACCGCGCTAGTGCTGATGCCGCTGATTTTCTTCGCTTGCGACTGCGGACCCACGATACAAAATGCATCCGACAAATCATGCATGCGGCCGTCTACTGGTTCCTGTACCCCGCCACTCTGCCACCAGAAATCAATGCAGCGGTCGGCAAAGATAACCAGGCACTCATCACCTTCTTTGATCGGGAAAGTCAGCGTACAGCCGCCGCCACGAGGAAAGACGACAGGAACATCCACCAGCAGCGGATAGTCCTTTGTGCTTTTGTTGCCGTCGTTGTCACGCTCGATGTAGCGGATCGCCGGCTGAACAACAGCCGTAATTGATTCGGGGTCGAATGACTGGATGATACCAGGTAGCGCAACGCGCAACTGTTCGTTGATAGTTTTGCGCTCAGATGTCAGAACCTCCGCCAGCGCACCGCTACGGGTTTTATCGGATACTGCCATTTGCTTTACTCCGGGCATTAAAAAACCCGCTCAGAGGCGGGTTTATGTGGCGAATTAAAAAACTAAGATGCTGCTGATAATTCCTTGTCATTAGCACTTTCTTCGGCAATCTCTAGCGAGCGGTAATACTGCAAGGCGGCTGGATCTGCAACATACTCAACCTTCCCATGATGTTCTTCAACGCACTGAATAATTTTTTGAATGTCTGTTTTAAAGAATTCTTTGCGGAGATTGACCTTATTCATGCGCTCACTACTAAGTTTATTGTGCAAAGCATATTCAAGGGCTGGAGCATCGTCACAACTAATCATTGCATGCACATCAAACTCAAATGGCACGCTGGCTCCACTTAGTTCACTAACACGGTCGAGCGGCTCAAGGCGACGGGTCATTCCTATTTTGTAGACGTTCTCACCAAACGAACCGATGTTAGAAATAACATAAACATGTCCCTGCTTGGTCATCTGAGCCATTGATTTCGCTCGCTCATACTGCTTGTGAACATCTTCAATCTCTTGCTCCAACTGACGGCGGGTTTCTTCTAATTCCTGCCGATGTTCTTCATCGGCTGCCAGTAGGGCTTCTTCTACAGCTTTACGGCGGGCCTCAAGCTCCTGCTCTTTGGCTTCGGCTTCCTGCTGCTGTCTTTCCAGCTCTTCAGCACGCTGCCGTTCTTCTCGCATTTGACGTTTAATTTCGTTCTGGGCATCACGCTCATCCTGCGCAGCCTGAAGCTCCAGCACCTTATCTCGAAACTCTTTTTCTACCACTTTCCAGTCAGAGCGATCCCGGAGCTGGAAGAAATCATATTTCGCAATTAGCGTCTGGTAGATTGCTTTCTCTTTTCTGATATCTTCGAGTTTTCTCTCGAAGTTTCTCAGAGTCACGGACGCAAGTAATGTCTTGCGTTTGTAGCGATATGTATCATCAAGAACTTTCTGTATTTCTTCCTGAGCGGAATGATGCTGCTCGCGAAATATAGTTTCAAAATCGAAAGCAAAATCAACGGCTTTACCGAGGACTTCTTTGCTTTTTATTCTATTTATTTCAATAACCTGCCTGAGTTCGGCTTTCAGGTTATTATGTTCGACTTCGCGTGCAATATCCCTGTTTTTGTATTTTTCAATCGCATCTTCTTTTTCCTCAATCTCAGCCGCAAGAGATTTTTGATTTCTTAGCTCAAGATACTCAACAACTTTTTTATGTTTATTTATCAGATATCTATAGGTTATATAAGCACCAATAACGGCCCCTACGCCTAAGACAATCAATATTGGATACAACGCTTCCATGTACAATCACCCCAGAATCAACAATTAGAATCATCTGAAATATACAGGATCTTGACTTAGAAGCGCCATATCAACTCCCAGCTTATTGTTTAGCCAGAAACCTTTTTGCAGGGGAAAGACCCGATGATCTTTGGTGCATCCATGCTGTTTTGTAGAAGTTGGACGTTGAGGAATGCCTTTCCGTTGCGCTTAACAAACTCAAATCCATAGTTGTTACCATCACGCGCAGGCATAAGGCCCATGTCCATTTTCATGCTGGAGTAATCGCCCTGCGCACCGAGAAACTTAATCTTTTGCGATGTGGTTTGTTCGCCATTGATAAAGGCATAGCCTCTACCATCTACGGATAACCGGTACCCACTACATTGGAAGGCTGCTTGCGACACTACAGGAACTAGTACGGCGATTGCCAGAATGTATTTGAGAGAACTCACTCTCCACCCCCACCACGGTTTAATGCTGAAGCCGAAATCAAATCACGTGCCCCACGCGCTTCACACATCATATCCATGTACCACGCCTGGCCCCTTGTGTCGCCAGTGTACATAATGCCGCGGACAATATAAACGCCGTCGGTCGCAATACTCGCCGGCTGCGCTGTGGTGCCCTCAACGGTGATATTGCCGTTATTGTTCTGGTCGGTGATGCGTCCCTGCGTCATAGCAATATCGTTATTACCCAGCACGGTACGGTACACCGAAGCCTGGTTAAGCTCGATAAGTCCATTAACCCGGATGTTTGGGTTGATCAGGCAACGGACGTTAACACCACTGCCGATGGTCTGCTGCGGCATGCCGATCAGCCCGGTGGAACTGTTCAGCTTAATAGCATCGTGAACCACTTCGTTTTTCGCCACCATCTCGCGCTTACCATCAACAAACATCCAGTCAGCCTGGCATTGATCGGCAACGTTATCCATCAGGTGACGCGTCATGCCAAACAGCACCCGCCCACGCGGGTAAACTGTAGCGGGCATAGCTGGAGTGCTTCCTTCAGTCGCGCCTTTTGCGTTGAAATCCTTCATCAGCGCTGTATTGACATCTGCAACCGTATAACCTGCAGCAAGAGTCTGCGCCGTGATCGAGGTGGCAAATGCCCGGTCTGAGTCGGCCGCCTGAATCAGCACAAAGCTGTCGATAGGGTTATCTTTGCCGGTGATGGTATAGCGGATCTCGCCATCAAAGATAAGCCCGTAGTTCCGCCCGTCCATCTGGCCCACGTCATCTGGGTTTACACTTCGCGCTGTACCGACCTGGCTGGCGGAAACATCCGCTGCAATCCCGTCGTAACCGGCAATTACCCGGATACGGGTAAATTCATCACCAACAATCCGGTTAACGGTATCAGCGGCCAGGTTATACACCTTGAAGGTCCCTACCCGCGTTTCACTGCTCAGATTGAACCAGTCGATGGTAAAAGTGACCTTGAAGCTACCGAAGTCGGTAGCGTTGCCTTTCGCGTCGACAAGCTGCAGCTCAAAATGCCGCATCCAGTTCTGTGACATGGTTACTCCGTTACCGCGTAAAGATGGCTGTTTATTCCGAGATCGGTTTCGGTGGGGTTTTCGTTCGCCGGGTTATCACAGCCGACATAAAGCGAAAACCCCAGCCCGAGATAATCGTACTGCGCCAGCAGGTCAGCGCCGGTGATAAGCGGCACACCTTTAATCAGGTCGCCACCGCTGCTGTCCATGATGTCCAGACACCAGAACGCAGCCCGCCAGGTAACCGCCATCTGAAAACTCTTCCCCGCCAGCGATATTGAAAACGACTGATTTTCTGGTGACAGCGGGATTTCTGATACGGCCATTTATCCTCCGGTTGCGTAGCCAGCCAGCCGGCTTAACAGGGACTCATTTTTCGCCGCCGGCGTTTTTACTCCTGAGTTCTGCACTGCTGAAGTATTCGCCCCCAGTTTCATGTCTTCTTTGACTGCTACCTGCGTGGTGGTCGTGCTCGTGATAATGACCTCGCGAAGCGTAAGTACAGCAGACAACACATTTTCTGACGTCCTGTCGGTCGTGACCTCCAGCGCACGGATCAGCATGTTGGAGTAAATCCGCTTACCGGTCACCACATCGAAAGGTACCCTGCTGTTCTGCAGGTCCAATAGTTCCTGATACGTTTCTTTCGGACTAAGGCCCACACTCAATCCGAAAGACGTGGTATCAAGAAAATCGAGCAGTGACCCGCCGCCAGAAAACCCGACTTGCATAACCACTTCTGACGGGCGGCGATAGGCGTGGTCAGAAATTGCAGCGCCGACCTCTACCGGGTGTTCGGTAATTTCCAGCGTGTCATTGTGCTTTTCAGAAATGACGACGCTGGGAACGATCAGCCCGATTCGTCGGCTTTGCTGCTGAAACAGCGTAGAAAGAATATCCATCAGCCAGCCCCGTTTTGATTAACCCGCAACACCCTGGCGTTCGCTTCAAGCTGCCGGCGTCCGACTTCCTGGCCGACTTCCTGTGCGTTAGCGCCGTAGATGTTGTAGGTGTTCTGCTGCTGAACCTGCGCACCAGCTGCCTGATGAGCCAGCGGGCTGTTCCAGTTCGAATAGCCCTCTTTACGAGCCATTGACTGCATAAGGGCACCCATCGTATTTGGATCGGACAGGTTAAGCGCCGCCGTCGGCGACACTCCCATCCAACCGGCTACCTGCCGGGCATACTGCTGCGGATCGTTGTTGTCTCCCGCCGGTGCCCAGGTGCTGACGATATCCATGATTGTCTGCAGGCGTCGTCCGGTCGTTTTCCCGGTAAAGTAGCGCATCAGCTGTTTTTTCATCGCTTCCCAGCCGTGAATGGCTGACTGGAACATTCGGAAACCCTGTCCACCCACTGGGCGGATATTGCCGGGGTTGTTGTTTCTGTCGGCAAGAGTGCCACCGGGGATATCCGGTTGAATGTTTGGGCCATATACCACACCGTTACTCTGCCCCTGACGGATTATCTTTCCGGGCCCGAGTAACCAATCCATCCATGCTGGGTGATCGCGGACCTCACTGACATCCTTCCGGCCAAGATCTGTTTTAATACCTATCGCAGCCAAAGCATCCCCGATATTGCGTTTGGTGTAATCCCATGAGGATTTAGCGCTGTCAGATATGTTGTCTTTATCGCTGACAATATACCCGGCATACACCGCCCAAAGCTTCAGCCAGGGCGGTATCGGAAGTCCCATCAGTTTAGAATGAGCGCCAATGATTTTAGCTACCCATGCGCCAGCCATGAAGGTAGCGATTCCCTCTAGGGCATTTTTCCAACCGCCGACATCATCCTTCAGACCCAGCAGCTTGTCGCGAAGCCACAGTATCGCCGCTTTGGCCTTTTCAATGTCTGGTTCCCACTGTTTCCAGTCGATGAGGCTTTTACCGCCTTCTTTCCACGTCCTGTAATCGTCGTAGAGCAGCAGCATTGCGCCCGCAAGACCAAGCACCCAAGTAATCGGAGAGGCGAGCATAGCGGCGTTCAGAAGGCGCCAGAGCACCAGCATGCCGCCAAGCGTACCGATGAGTTTCTGTGAGTCCTCATCAAGCCCTTTCCACCAGTCCCGGATATCACCCGTAGCCTGTATCAGGCGATAGACCACCCGACCAACGGCCTCCCCCATCCAGAGTATGCCTTTCACCACTGCGTTAATGGTGCGCTCTATTTTCGGGAAGTTATCGAGGATTTGGCGACGAAGGTTATCAATGGCTCCGGCGAGACCACCAGCGAGGTTAGAGCCGATTTTGTCGCGCGCCATGCCTGCCATTTCTCCGAACGACCGCAACGAGGTCATAAACCGGTTGGATGCGGCCGCTGCCTGATCCGGGTTAAACCCGATGGCCTTTTTCATGGCGTTGTACTGGCCCATGTACTCACCGACACCGCGACGCATTGCCAGCAGGGTATTTTCATCCATGCCCAGCATCTGCGCGTACTGATTGGCCCGGTAGTAAGGCATGCTGCTGAGGCGCTGGCCGACGCCGGTAAAGATTGTCGCCATGTCCCGCATATTGCCGCTGGCATCTCTGGTCTGCACGCCAAGACGGTTCAAGAAGCCCTCCGCACCGGGGCTGTTACGGATGAACTGAGCCAGGCTTTCGAGGGAGCCTCGGGCGGCGTCCACGCTGCCGCCCATCTGGCTGACGGCAAAGCCGATCTGTTTGATGCCCTGCACCGTTGCGCCGGTGCGCTGAGAGGCCCAGTACAGGTTATCGAGACCGCTGGCGACTTTCGCGGTAAAGGCCACCACTGAAGCAGCAGCCAGTTCAACTTTGGCACCAAGCTCAATCGCCTTAAGCGTCGTCCCGGCAACCACGGCATCAAATTTTCTGGCGCCAGCCTCATCGACTTTGAACCCAAGCGAGATCAGAAAGTCCTTGAGCGTTTCAGCGTTCATTGTCCTCTCTCCATTTCGCTATTCGGTAATCGTTATCGGCTTTGAGGTCCAGCCAGTCGTTCATGCGGGCAATGTCGGCAAGGTCTATTGACCCGTCCTTCAGTGCGGTATAAGGGATGTACCCGGCTTCCACCGGGCGCATCAGGAAGCTTTCGCCTTCCGGCAGGGATTCGAGCGTTAGGCCTGCGGCGGCTGGCCCTCCGTCTCGCTGTCTGGGAGTTCTTTCAAAAAATTTCCCAGACTGTCGGCGACCACCCGCGCCACCAGCTGCAGCATCGTAAACAGTTCGATATCGTCGAACATCAGGACGCCCTGATCGAAGACTTTCGCCCAGCCCTTTTCGTGCTGGCGTGAGACGACACCCAGACACGGATAAATCACAGCGTTAACGTCGTCATCCGGCAGCGCTGCCAGCGTATCGGCAATTTTCGGCAGCACGCTTTCCAGCACGGCGCCGGAGTTACCGGCTGCGGCCTGCGCTTTCAGCGTGGAAAACTCACTGACCAGACCTGCCAGCACCGGAAGAAGCTTACGGCTGACCTTCAGTTGCTGGAAAACGTCGAGTTTGGCGGTGCGGTAGTTAACGCCCTTAATTTCAAATTCCATCGGTTAAAACTCCCCCAGCAGCTGGTCGATTTTGATGCAGTCGAATACCCACGACACCGTATTGCCGACCTTAGCGTTAGCGTGATCCGGTTGCTTCTGGAATGCGCTCCCGCGGGCAGTAGTGATATCGCCAGAGGCTTTGTTGCGAATGACGATCACGTTATTGCCCCAAGTGGCGGAGGACTGGCTCTGAGCGTTGTACATCAGGGACAGCTTTTTGTTCACCGGAGAGGTTTTAAGCAGGGTGACGGTGATCGTGCCGCTTTTACCACCGTGTAGGCTGTGCATACCTTCGCCATCAGCACCGATGGTCATGGTGTTTTTTGCCTCGGTCATCGCAACCGTAATGCCCTCTTCGGAGTTCGCCGAGCCGTAGCCCAGATCGATACTCCCGGTCGGACCGGTAAGGGAGGCCGAGACGTCAATAAAACTGTAAGTGTTTCCCATTTATTCCCCCTTAACGAACCACGTTGATCTGTACGTCGCCATAGTGAATAGCGCCCGCCAGCTTAAGCGCCGCCTGAATCACCGGCGACTTCCGCGCTTCACGGTCAGACTGTGCCTGGTTATCTACTGAATCGGCGTAGACGTAGTAACCCTTGGTCAGCGTGTCACCTGATTCAATCTGACCGATCGGGCCGCCGTTCCACACACCCGGCGCTACCAGACCGTTATTAACCGCCTGGTCAAGCGATGCTTCGACATTGGTCATTAGCCGGGTAACGCCCGCGTCGGTCTGCGGGATTTTGGTAGCCGAGGTGTACAGCAGGTTATAGAGGTTGGTCTGTACGTAGTTCTGCAGCCAGTCCAGGCCGTGGCGCTCGTCGAAGAAGTCACCGTTCGCCATCACGCCCTGCTGGATAATCGCCGTATCGTTGGCGTAGTAGACGTAGACGTTACCGTTAATGGAATCAATAGCGGCTGCCTGTGTGGTCGTCAGCGTCTCGTACGTCACACCAGGCTCGGTTTTGAATTTCAGGGTGATCGTGGTGTTGTTGCCGGTGAAGTTCACCGTGAACGCGCGACCAAAGGCCGAGATAGCGGCGTATTTGCTGCTGGAGCTGTACTGCCAGAATGTACGTCCATAACCCGCGGCTTTCAGCTTGTAGCCGATATTGTCGGTATTGCCTGCCACCAGCACGTTCACATCAGCAGTGGTAACGGCCAGAATGCGGCTAAGGCTGGATGCCTCGATCGCCGCGGCGACGGAAATCACGTCAGCCTCAACCAGATCGGCGCTGTCGGCAATCGCCAGCCCATACCAGTTGGTATATTGCAGCGAAGCATTAACCGCCTGCAGCAGCGTTTCAACTGCGCTCTCTTCACCTTCCGCCAGCGTCTTCGCCCAGCGGCCGATATAGACCAGCGTCGGCTTTGGTGACTGTGAAAAGAAGATGGTCGCCGCTTCGTATTCCGGGGAATCAACGCCGAAATCATCGCCGATGTCTTCAATGGCCGAATACTGGCGAATGCGCTCGGTCACCGGAATAACGGTAGAGGTTCCCAGAATGAGGAGCGCACCGAAGTTTCGCCCCGTTGCCGCTACCGGTGACATGATGACGTCAACGTTAACGACATTGGAAACAGGTAAGCCCTGTGCCATGTTTTAATCTCCAAAAAATTGCACTGGCGCGTCGACCAGCGATTGAATGCCGTACTGGCGGATGATTTTGCGACGCAGGTCAACGCTGATGTCGTACCGGCGTACCCACTGGTTATTGATGAGTTCTGGAAGGTTGAGGATCCGCCCATGCTGCAGGAACGTGAGCCCTACCTGGTTCAGCTCGTCGTTGTTCTGAGCCACCAGCAGACCGTCACGAAAGCGTGTGGCCGTCGCCAGCCCCTGTGGTCCGTAAAAGCACAGAATCAGGCTCACGGTCTCATGGGACCACTGCTCGGTGTTCTCTTCGCCCTGTACATAAGCTGGGTTGCAGTCTTCCTGAATACCGGTGATACCGAATGCGCACCAGGTGGTGCCGTTTTTTGGTATCTGCTTTTGTGGGTCGGTCCAGCGTGGATAAACCAGCGTGGCATCCAGCCCGGTAACGCCCCGTATCCAGCGACTGATTAACCGTTCCAGATCTTCATCGTAGGGCGGCGAATCCCCGACAGGCGTCAAGTACCCCGCCGTTGTACTGTCGTTACTCAATTGGCGTTCCCCCGTCGAATTCCAGCAGCTCGCAATGTGCCTGGACGAACCCGGCACCGTACGCCGTATACGGATCGACAAACGTCACGCGATAATCTCGCCCGCGGTAGGTTACGATATCGGCATCTAATCCGGGTTGCCCCTGGGTCAGCCTGAACTGAGTAGCAATAAAGATGGCGCCGTTGATGTTCTGTCCGGCGGCCATACGTTTTGCTTCCAGAGAGCGGTCGACGGTCACCACGCCAGAAAACGGGATATCCTGCGGCGTATTGACCGGGAAATTATCTTCGTCAACCGTCTGCACCTGCCGGTGACATACCAGTGTCAGATCGACAAAATCCGGGTCCAGAAGAACCTCTGTCACATCGAGTAAAGGCATTATTTTTTCCTTACGACGTATTGAATCGCACGCAACAGGAAGCCATGAGCATAGAGGGGTTTGTCGCCAGGTATCCCTTCCGCACGCCTACGTTTGAGCGTTTTCTCCGAGAGAGGCGTGAGGCGGTCACCGTCACCGATAACCGCTTTTGAGGCGTCTCGGGCAATTTGCCCTGCGGCTTCAAGATGCCGCTCCGCCAGCGCTGCGTTGCCATCCAGTGCAGCCTGTGCGGCAAGTTTTAACCGGGCGGTGGTTTTATCCCGAGAGTCTTCTATACCCATGTCGAGAAAGGGCCTGGGCGGGAGCGTGACGATCTCGCCGTCAATCTCCACGGTCGCCCCGGTGGACTGCAGGTAACCAATTTCGGCATTACTCAGTGGGGAATCTTCACGTGGAGGGCCAGCGGGAATGCCCACCAGCACATCGGTGCCGGACAGCTTATTCAGTGCGTCGAGAACATCGGCGTAATTGTCAGAGCGAACCGTTAGCCCGGACTTCATAGCAGTTGTCTGCCGCCGGCACCGAACATCGACCACCACCAGAAGAACTCACGGCCATAGCCGGTATTGTTCCAGAAACCCGCATCGGGATTGATAATGCCCGAGACGTCGTAACTGGCGCTGACCTTATCGACAGATTTGGAAGTCAGCACGCCCCCGCCTGCCGTGTTCACCCCGCCGCCGACAGCAGCCGTCGCAATAGCCCGACCGCGCAGCTCGGTGTAGTGCGCAACGAAAAGCTCAGACAGATAAACGAACTGGTCGCCCAGCACGTCCTGATTGAGGATGACGTCAGCCTGCCCCAGATAAAAAGTCACTGCGGGGTCAGGATAGCGAGTGGTGTCGGAGAATTCGGGGAAGTCGGTGCGGAACTGTTCTTTAGTCGGAAGCCTGCTGTTTTTTGGCATTGCCTTTCCCCTGTTTTTCATCGTCAGTAACAGGATTTTCAGTAGCAGCCTTCAGGTCCTCAATTTCTTTGTCCTTTTCGGCAATCTGGGTTAGCAGCGCAGCGTTAGCGCTTTCCAGAGATGCGACATAGACTTTGAGGTCTGCGTTAGCTGCTTCAAGCTGATCCGCTTCTGCGTCGTCAATCTGCTTTGCATACGCTTCGAAGGCCCAGTGCGATTTCACACTATCCGGAAAGTCAGCACCGCTATGCACGCCTTTGGTGATTTCAAACTTAGAACCATCCGCAAGGCTCAACGTTGCGGCAGCAGTTACGAGATACTTCATGTGATTACTCCATTAGAAGGCGAGGTTTCCCTCGCCCGCATTGGTTATCAGGATGCCGGAACGTCCAGATAAGAGATCGTATTAGAATACGGCGCTTCAACTTGCCCCAGCTTTCCGTAGTACACAGTCAGTTGCTGCATGCTGCGATACTCCAGCGGCGTGTTCAGCAACGGCACCATCGGGAAGCGAATGTATTTTTCGTCCTGAGTGTACGCGATAATGCGATGGGAACCGCCAGCGCCACGTTTTGATGCCCACTTAATGGAGACGATCTCCAGCGGTTCACCGTTTTCCTGAAACGCGATGCTGTTGATTTTTACGTACTCCAGCACGGAGATGTTACCCGCAGAGGAAACCTTTTTGATGGTCAGCAAGCCGAACAGCTCTGGAGCAAGGCCGATTTTTGCAGGGCATACCGCATAACCGGAGCGCATCCACACATCGGTCAGCAGCAGGTTAATATCCTGCAGGATGACGTCCGGATCGGTTGTAGCGGTCCACGCTGCAGCAGCAGCCAGCGGCGTGATATCTGGCAGGTTGAGCATGCCGGCCACACCCAGGCCAGAGTCACCGATATACACCTGCTCATCAGTATCCATGTTCCATTTCAGCTTCATCGCTTCATACTTCTGGGTGTCGATAGGACGCCCCAGCTTCTGTGCAGATGCCAGTTCAAGGACGGTCCATGATACTTCTGTAGCCCACGGGGTGAGGTTGTTACGCGTCGGTTCAATATTCAGTTCGGGGCCAGGTGTTGCCGTGCCCTTCTTACCCATCCAGTTTTTACCCATTGGGTTTGGGCCGCCGACACTGGAGAAATCGGTATTGGTAAAGGATGAAACTTCATCCGCAATGGAGATATCGCTACGTAGTGGCATATCCCGGGTCCACTTAGTGGACACCAACGGCATGTTCAGCGTCTGATCCATGCGCTCCAGCTCACCGACAACAAAAGCGCCGGTAGAGTCGATGGTCGCTCTGTCAACTGTAAACATTCATTCTTCCTCAGATGTTAAATGCAATTTCGATACGGCCATCGGCTTCGCCTGGCCCCATTACCTCTGCATTTGGCAGCTGAGGTGTGTTTGTTGCGGTGGCGTCCTGCGTAAGCACAAATGAACCGACAGGACTTGCAGTCGTGCCAGCGGTCACACGCACGTATACCGGATCGCCTTTTTTCGCCGAAGCCGCGTTACCTGCTGTCGCCTTAACGCAGATGTATCCACGCTTCAGGTTGTCACCAACCTGATTAGCCGTGATACCGAGATAAGCCAGGTCGGTAGCAGAGGTGATCGGGAACGGTCGAACAAAAATCCCCTTCACTTTGGCGATAGTGTCGCCATCTACCAGCGGAACGAACTGATCGTTCACATACTTACCTGGCAGGCCGTAGGTTGAAAATAAGTTGGTGTGGTCCAGCGTAACCGGCTCAATAGTCAGATCACGCGGGCGCGTTACGGCACCGACAAACCCAAGGGGCATGCGGGTTAAATATGCAGTTCCAGCCATGTTGAATTACCTTATTTGCGCTTGTTCCAGAAATCGGCGTTGATCTTGTTCAGTTCAGCCGGTGACAGGTGTTTGGTGCTGGGGTTGCTGTCTGTGGTGCGAACACCGTTATTCAGCGGCAGCAGGTGGTTTTTCGCCTTGTTGATTTCGACAGCGGCCTTAAATACAGCGTCAACCGTGGACTTTGGCGCTTTGGCGAAATCATCAACGCCAAACGCTTTCAGGCTGTCTCCGGTGCGCATAGCGTGGCTCAACACCTGGCGCTTAAGACCTTTGTCGCCGTTCGGCTGGAAGCCAGGACAGATGATTTCAGCGTCAGCGATGATGTTGCGTTTAAACGCCGCATCGCCGGTAACCTTCGAATCTTCTTCCGCGTCTTCGTCTCCGGTCGGTGTGTTTTCCGGATCCGGGTTTGCATCGGTAGTTTTGCCTTCCAGTGCGTCGATACGGGCAATCAGCGCCTGCGCCCACTCGGGCACGCCTTCGTCGCCGGTTTTCTCTTTATCCGGGTTGTCGTCAGGCGTTTCGTCCGTGGTGGTCCGGTTTTCGGTCGGCAGCGCGGTAGCCTGTGACGGCACGTTGATGTTGATCGTCGGTCCGGGGATTGAGCCCATGCCATCAGACGGCATGTCCGGCGCTTCGTCGATGAGCTTCGCTAACGCGTCCTCATCTTTCGTCTTAATGGCCTTAGCCAAGTTTTTAAACCATGACATTATTGGCTTTTCCTTTCTTAACGTTGATGGGACAGAATCCCCGATTGCACAGCGGCCGCCAGCCCGCCCGCGGTCAATGCCGACGGCGAGATGGTTTCCGGTGATTTGGTATTGCTTCCCCTTGCCAGGGGAAAGCTGTTTGTATTTGGCGTCATAGCCGCAACTGACGTCGGTATAGCCAGCCTGAATGGCGTCAATAGCCTCCTGACGCTTAACCAGCACATCAGCTATCAGCAGGTCCGATTTATCGCCAGTGCCGCGGCGAACGTTCTGAATATGCCCGTGGGACAGCTCGGAATAGTTGGAGGGGTTAACAAAGACGATTTCACCGTTCGCCCCCTCCGGATGTTCCAGAGTGACGGCAACGCCTTCAAAACTGGCCATTGTCTCCGGGGAGAAAACCTCGTCCTCTGTGCGCCATACCGTCACGGTACCGGTAAGCGGATCAGGTTGAAGGTCCACCTCTTCAGGTAGATAGATTTGCGTGCCTGTCCTGGCTATCGGGACGTCTTTGCATAGCAACGAGCCATCGGCCTGCAGGTAGCGCGTCTCCCCCAGGCGGGCGGTAAAGTAATATTTCATGGTGCCTCGCTAAATGAGCGCGGGGTCAGAGTTGCGAATGAACTCACGTAGCAGCGCCTTAACCAGGCGGACGTTGCCGCGACCTGTGGCTTTTAACTCTGAGAGCTCGCCAATGGCGCGGTAACTCGCGGTGATGCCGCCCATCGATATTTCGATAACTTTGCGGTCGCCAGCTCGCTTTGATTCGATATGGACCTTTTTCAT